AGCCCACATAGGGCTTCCCTCACTAATGTCAAAAGGAGGAATTTCTGATGATGACCATTGATGGCGGGAAAGGCAATTGTCTCTGGGGCGTATTCCGCGTACCGTACACGCTTGTAAATGCGTGGGCGGACGCGAATGCGGACTGTCTTTTCTATGACATGTCCCCCGTAGAGTACAAACTGCCACCGCCCGATAGCATATGGTATGATTGTGAAGAGACCATTTATGGTCCCCGAGTTTCTACTCTTGTCCCTGGTTGGATTAATTCAACCAAGGATGCTGAGTGGAATCCCTGTTCACATTCTACCATTCGCGGCAACGCGATCTATCGTGGAACCGACGGGAACAACTGTCCGTATATCCTAAGTAGTTACCCGGAGCTTACTAAAACTGGTGTATACCAGTTTAAGCAAGGGAGAGTCGGTCCTGCGCTATATGCGCAGAGACGACGTCTCACACCGACTAACAATACTTGGAATTACTTGACAGATTACGAAGGAGTACTCTTTTCGTCGAAGTGGTATAATAATCCAAAGGATTATTACTACTACGATACGGAGATATACCCTTCTGTGCTACCCGACACGTTCCAATCACTTTTACCTGCTGACGGAGCGTTTCTTCGACACAGCGAATGGAATTGCGTTCACTACGATGGGAGTAAGCCTAATCAGGCCACCCTCGTCGATAGTAATCGTTTCTTCTACGCTGAGATCGAACATCCGTCTCCTCGTATCATGGTTCGTAAGCGGTTTACTGAGTATCACACGACAGATAGCTATACGCCCGCTGCGTCGATATCGAATTTCGATATCAGCACTGGCCTTGGCTCTCTTCGTGAAGCACAGTCTCATACTGAGACTGTGCGTATTACTCATATCCGATCTACGAAACGAGGCATATTTTATATACGCGTCGTTTACGTCAATAATATGACGTACCATGGGTGGGCACCCTACGATTATTATTCTGGGGAAGATACCATAGAGAAGTCTATGGATATTCCTTTGAAAATTCTCGGTCCGGGTCTCACACAAACTGCTTCTATCTCAATAGCTGGTCTTAACCAGTATTGCGACGATGCCCCTATAAGGGCGGCAGTTTTATACGATCCCGAAAAGCAGCGATCCGCAAGGACCGCCGCAGTTCGAGATGTCACAGCTCTCGATTCTAATTGGATCGAGAACCTGTCGCAAGTAAAAGATACCATGAAAGTTATCACCCCCATTCTCACGGGATGGAAAGCATACCTACGCAAGGACCTTGTCCTCGCGCGGCGTGCTTTAGCAGAAGCATATCTCACGTACAAGTACGTGATATCTCCTGCCATCTCGGATTACGAGAATCTGAGGGATGATGGACTTTCTATCCTGTCTTTGGCAACCAAGAACCGCTTTTCTCGTGAAAGGCGTCGAGGAAGAGTCTATGACACTTCTCTTGTCTTGGAATCCGAAGCCCGATTGACCTATACGTCCACGATTATCACAACCCTAAAGACTGATGTCTTTAGTCAGTTATGGAATGCGTTGGATAAGATAGGTTTAGATCCGTCAGCTGGACAATTGTGGGACTGTGTCCCATTCTCGTTCGTTGCTGACTGGTTCCTTAAAATCGGCAATACCTTGAGAACTCTCTCTGCGTACGATAACTTACGCACGCACCGAGACCTCTTGGCTAATATTGAAGGATATAAGGTACAATGGCCTATGAGCGAGTCTGAAATTAGACTCGCCTCAGGTGATACCCTTGCTTCTAACGGTAAAACGTTAGAATACGGGTATTATTCACGGAACATTCTCACTGAGATCGGGTCGATTGACCCAATCGCAATCCAACTGACTGATAGTGACCTCACCCTGTCCCAAATGGTACAAGGTGCGGCCCTGGTTACTGCATATAAGCGGTAGGGTGCGATAAATCGCATATGCCTACAGAACGCCATACGCTTTGACCAGTAGTAAAGTACTAAGAGATGACTCTCGCCGCCCCAGCATTGCTGGGCCCGCTTGTAGCTCTCTTCACACTCGGGACAATTGTCCCCCCGACACCCTTTAAAGGGTCGGGCTACCAGAAAGGATGGTTTTTATTATGGCAATTTCATTTCAATTCGGTGCCGCTTCACAGGAGGTAACTCCTGTAACCAAGGATCTATATCCTTGGGACTATAACGCCGCTTTCAGAATTATATCTGATAACGGGTCTATAGCGCGTATGACCGATATCGTAGCACCGTTAGACATGAAGACATCTGTAAAGATATCTCTATCTAACATAGCTAACGTTTATTCAACGTTAGCAGACGGTACTGTACCAGTTGCGAATCAATCCGCAAATGTTACAGGTTCTACCGTCTTCTGCGAGTTGAAAACCATAGCCACAAAAACCGTGGACTCTGTAACAATCCAGATACCCCTAGTAAGCCGTATCGAGTTAAGGATACCGAACGACGCTGAAATCAGCGAAGCCGATATCACTACCCTCGTAATGGCCACTTTTGCCGCTCTATGCGACAATTCAGGGAATCCAGTTGTTGTTTCGGAGAAAATGCGTGGCGCGCTTACGCCTGCTGGGATTTAGAACCCTCAGCTAGCGTAAGATGAAACCCTTTCCTACCAAAGGAGGTAAGAAACTTTGATATATAAAAATATATCATGGGTGTCTCGAGAAATTTCTCGAACGCCTTGCTACCTTTTAGGTAGCAACCGAATTACACCTGATGGAAAGACCAAGGGAGATCATTCAAAGATTACCCTTGGACTCTCTCTTTTCATCGGAGTCTTCCTTGACATTAGCGAACAATTGAGCATGAATGCTCAAGTAGCAAACCGTAATGAAAGGGGCATACTAACGTATGCGCGTAACATTGCCGGTGAACCAGTTTTCATTATTCATGAATTACTGGGCTACCTGGACGCCTTGGATGAGTGCTTATTAGCACACATCTCGGCAGCTGACGGCTTTAAAGGCTCGTCAGTCCTTAATGGACTCCGGATTGTTCCTTGTCATGCCTCTATCCTTCCTTTTAAAAGGATAGTTGTCTCCATCCTCTCCACTTATAATACGGTGGAGAATGGAGAGAAGAGTGCTTGGGCTAATTTCGTGAGGCTCTGCCATCAACTCTTTACCTTCTTAAAGAAGCTAAGCGTTGATCGCCCTGACCTCGCGCACGAGATGGAAACGGAGTTCCTCGAATTCGAAGAACACCTATCTTCTCTCGCGGAGTATCAAGAATCATCTGAGGAATATTCTAATATAGTGGCAGAAATGCACGCTATATTAAAAGAACACCTTGGATCATTCGACGACACTCTTATTATGCCGAAGCATGGACCTGGAGTTGTCGCTGATACTGCGGTGGGGAGTTGGCTTGAAAAAGCTCGTTCCGCAAAACAGGATCGTCGCGTCGACTACATGTTGTCCCGTGCAGGTCTAGGTCGTTCAGAAGATTACTTACCACTGCAAGGTGGTCAGCATTCTGATCGTACTTCTAGGTACATTACTGTACCTAAGACCTGGAAGAAGCTTAGAGGAATCTCTGCTGAACCTGCTGAGTTGCAATTTTGGCAACAAGCAGTTATGCAGAGGATAGACGTTATGTTCCGCCATGATAAATGGTGGAAGCGTCGCGTCGATCTTCATAGTCAGGATAGATCCCGTGACTTAGCTCTTAAGAGCTCTGTTACTGGGTCATATGCTACTATCGACCTCTCGGCTGCTTCGGATTCGGTGAGCAGTAAACTAGTCCGAGATGTGTTCAAAGGAACGCGCCTCGGGCTCTGGCTGCAAAGTACAAGATCACTCTACACGAAGTGTGGAGATAAGACGGTGAAAACAAAGAAGTTCGCCCCTATGGGGAGTGCTTGTTGTTTTCCAGTCGAATGTATGATCTTTACTCTCGCTGCCGAAGTTGCCTGCTCCCGTACTATGTCCTCCTCTCAAAATGCAAGAGAAGTAATAGTGTATGGAGATGATATTATCATCCCAACCGCTGCTGTAGACGAGCTCCTGGGCATCCTTTCCGTTTTAGGTTTTTCAATTAATGTTGAAAAATCCTATTGGCGAGGACAGTTCAGGGAGGCTTGTGGAGTAGAGGCTTGGGCGGGTATCGACATTGCCAGCTGTAAGTATAAAACTTATAGTGAGCATATCGATGCCCCGGTTGTCGGTCACGACGACTTCGCGTCGCTGCTCTCACTCTCGAACGAAATGTTCAAGAGGGGGTTGGTGATAGCTAGAAAATGGGTCTTAGATTTCTTGCTCTCTAAGAGAGTAAAGACTTTTAAGAAACCTTTCCGCTATCTCACCACAGATGTCGCGATGATCGCGGCTTTTGACGATATAAGAGGAACTCTTATATCACCGAACCCGTCTAACTTCCATTTACTACGGAGGTTTGACAAGGACCTGCATGCATTAGCATACAGAGTGCTGGTTTGGCGTCGAGAGCTTCGTGAGGTAGAGCTTGAGCATCAAGATGATGTTCAACTTTCACTGTATACTGATTGGCTAATAACCCATCAGCATGCAGCGGATGATCTGCCCAACGGTGTAGATCTTCTACATGGTAGTGGACCCAATCCCTTTGATATTAGAGAAAATATCGAGGTGGATCCACGATCACGTATGAGAAATGACAACAAGATGGTTCCCACTTTTAAGTGGGTTGTGCTTTAGCACACATCGGCAT